GAATTGATTGACGCAGCTATTGGAGAGTTTGATCAAGACTTGTTAGGTCTTCCAAGATTGGGTGAGAAAATCACCATGTTTGAATCTCTTAGCTCAGGCTATGGATATGAGCACAAAATCACAGAATGGGCTGACGACAGAATGATGAAAGATGCTGATGGTAAATCATTAGATATCTTGGTGTACGCTCCTCAAAGACGTAACCAATTGCCTTTAACTCGTAACGATGTTAAATGGGAACCTTTCATCGAGTTCATGATGAGAAAATCCATGTTGGAAATGAAGGTTAAACGTATGATCTGGTCTCAACCAGGTACTGTGAAAACCAATGGTTCCAGACAGGAAGTTAAACGTACTTCTGCAGGTGTGTACTACAGAATGCGTAACAATGGTAACTTAGTACAGTATAACAGAGGTGAGTTCAATGCTAACCTTTTAAGATCTGTATTTGGAGACTTATTCTACAGACGTGTGGACGTAAAAGACAGACGTGTAAAAATGTACACCAATGAAGCTGGATTCGATGTGTTCCAGCAAGCATTAAAAACAGATGCCCTTAATTCTGGTCTTACATTCGTTGCAGATTCTGGAAACAGATATCTACAAGGTGAAGGACAACATATCACTTACAACTTCGCTTTTGACTCAATGGTTACCAGAGAAACTGGTAAAATTGAATTGATCCACTTGAAAGAGTTGGATCTACCTCAAACCAACTTAGAGTTTGGACAAAACAAAAAATCAACACCAGTTTTCTTCGTGTTCGACGTTTCTCCAATGTCTGATGGTTCAATGGTGAACAATATTCGTGAGGTGAGAATGAAAGGTGCACCTTCTATGACATGGGGTTATATCGATGGTACTCGTCACCACTTAGGCTTTGCGAAGTCTCAAGGTATGAGTTCAGCAAATAAATTCCCAGGTTATGAGTTATGGATGAAAGATAGATGTGATGTATTCATTGAGGACTTGTCAAGAACAGTTCTTATCGAAGAAATCCCACAATTCTAAGATAACTGAAATCGAGACTGATTCCCCTGCGCACCACTCTCCCACCAGCAGGGGTTTCTTTCTCACTTATAGCGCAAGATGGAGCAGCAGGCTAGCTCGCCAGGTTCATACCCTGGAGGTCGTGGGTTCGAGTCCCTCTCTTGCAACTAAACCAATTAAAAACAACTAAATATGGGAAGTAGAGTAGGCAAAATTGCTGTTATTCAAAAAGAATACAGCAATGCAGATATGCAGACAATGCATGGTAGCTTAGCTGCCAAAGGTATGACGAGAATTCCAGGTACTGGAGTGTTTAAGTTTCCTTACAAAGAGATTGATGGAAAGTACAGAACAGGATTAGATCCAACTGCATCATACATCAAGCGAATCCAAGATCCTCTGGAAAGAGAGATGGAGGTTGAAAGAGTAACTAAGCTTAGAGATTCGTTACAGAATGCACTGGGTGATATTGACTTAGGTCCACGAGCTCCTTTTTGGAACTATGGACTTGCACAAAGCGCAGATGATACAAGCCACGTTCAGCCAGTTAAGCTGATTGATGGTGATAATTATTTTGATTTGTCTATCCCCTTTCAGGAAATCGCTTTTGCTTGGTTAAGAGTGCACCCTACCATAGCGTCCAGCCATCAAGCTTGGGAGCGTGGAGAATATCCTGCAGATACACAGTATTATGTGTGTGATGAGGAAATTGAAAGTGCAGTGTTATACAAGAAAAAACAGCTTATCAATACAGCTATTGTGAAGTTCCAATCTATGACAATAGAGAAAAAACGCAAAGTAGCTAGACTTTTAGGTCTTCCAGTTACTGAAGACACAAAAGAAGAAATGGTGTATAACCAGATTGATAACCTGTTAAAGAAAACAGAGTTTGACAAAGGCAAGTATGCTGGATTGAATCCAGTAGAGGTCTTTAACAGATTCGCTGATATGGGTGAAAACTTACTTCACATAAAAGATTTGGTTAAACAAGCAATTGCTCACAGCATCTATAGAGTAAAACCTTCTGGGAAGGTATACGAAGGAGAGTTTGAGATAGCCAATGATGAAGATGAGTTAGTAAAATACCTCGTTGACGATGACCATCAAGATGATTTGCTTGTACTAGAAGGAAAATTAAAAACTAAAAAGCTAGCCTCTGTTTAAGAGGTTAGCTTAAAAGATAAAAGATATGATACCAGTAGATAGTTTATTGTACAAAATTGACCAAAAACTGAATAAATTATCCACTAATTCTCATCAACAGATCCCTTTAGAGGACAAGATTCTTGCTCTCAATGAGGCTCAGATTAAGTTGATAAAGCAAAAAGTGGATGGCTTTAGTACACCTGCTGGTATGGGTCAGGATTCTTTTAAGAAAAGATATGAGGATTTACAGAGATTATCTGTAACCTATGATCAAGGTAAGTTGCCACTTGTATTAGCAGATAAAACTATAAATAGATGGTCAGCAAACCTAAATGCTTTGAAGCCTGAGTATATGATGTATGAGGATTCATATGTCATTGCTGAAAGAGGTCCTTGTAAAGACAGAAAAATTTGGATTAACAAAGACTTGGCAAGACATGGTGATTTACAGTATCTTCTTAACAATGAGCATTATAGACCTTCATTTGAATATCAAGAGACCTTTAATTGGATTTCTTCAGATGAAATTAGTATCTTTACAGATGGAACGTTCATACCACTGGCTATCTACATAATGTACTTGAGATATCCAGATTATATAGACCATGTGGGTTATATAAAATTTGATGGTACAGAGTCTAAAAATGTAGATTGTGAATTGGAAATGTATTTGGAAGATGAGTTATTGGACTTAACAGTACAGACTCTAGCAACATATATAGAAAATCAATCAGCAATCCAGAGTTCTCAAATGAGAATTCAAACTAACGAGTAATTAACAATTTAAATTAATATAAAATGGATTTTTCTTTAACCACGCTCTTTGTAGTCCCTTCTACCCAGGCTGCATTACCTACTACAGGTACAGCTACCCAGGATTTAGGTGCAGGAATTGTTGGATTCTTCAAAAATGACTACACAGCGGATGCTGGTGCTGGTATAGCAGCAGCTCCCTATTTTTACGTTGCACAAGGTAGACAAAATACCTACTTGCAAGGTAGTAAACGTTCAGACAAAATTAAAGGTTGTGCAACAGCAACCTGTAATACCAACGTGACTGAATTTTACAAAGTTCTTGGATGTGCTAACGCAACAACTCAGATCACTGATATTTCAGGTTGGAATATTCAGTGTGGTGATGTAGTTACATTGACCATTCGTGCTCACTCAAGTTACATTGATACATTGTATTTCAATGGCTTAACAAGATCAGTTACTATACAAGCACCATGTTGTACTTGTATCTCTGATCCTTGTGCTCCTTTGGCAGACATCAATTCATTGATTAACCAGTTCATCAAAAAGTTACAAGAGCAAGCTCCTGGTAACAACCCAGACAACATCTCTTTGAACAACTTCTTTACATTTGAAAATGTAGGAGGAACAATTCTTCGTATCACTGGAAAACCTTTAACAAAATATGGCGTGCCATGTGATGTTGCTGCGTTCCCTCACGAATATGACAGAATGTGGTTTAGAACTTTCATTTATGAAGGTCCAGCTACCACAGCTGACTTCCTCGTGGCAGACAATTGTAACATTGTTGCAAATGCTGTGATCACACAAAGATCTTCTTATCCAACTGGTACATCTGAAGAGATTAAACAGTTAGAGAAAAACTACTACAGCTATCAAGCTGGTTACCTTAAACATTTATACAGAATGGCAGGGTATAACCAAAACTTTGAAGGCTATGTGGTAGATGGTTTGGTTTATGACACTTACTACATTAAGTTCAATGAGTATGATAGAGCAGCTTATCAATGGGGTGATTACATTCCAACAGATAGCATGGTTATCATCGCAACCCCTGCAGCCATAACTATTCCAGCTGTTCCAGCTAATGCTATGGGAGCAGCAATTGATGGAGTATTGCAAGCTGCACTTAATGGAGGTGTAGCTATCGTGCCAATCAATGGTCCTTGTCCTACTACCACAACTACAACTACAGCTGCTGGTACTACAACAACAACCACTTCACTTACTACAAATATTCCTTAATAAGAGTAGTAATGTTTAACCCAATGTCAGAGGTATGAGAGGATTTCTCTGTCCTCTGACATTTTTATTTAAATCAATATGGCAGCGCTAAAGTTAAAAATAGTAGTTGTTCCTACATATGATGTAGAGTCAATAAATGTTGTGGATGCTTCTACGTATCCTGACGAACCTCCTGTAGTGGTCAATCCTATTTTATTAGCCACTCCACCAGGGTTTCCAGCTATATCAATACCTTTCAAGTATAATAGCTACAACATACTCACCTCTGATTTATTAGGGATAACAGAAGCAGGTTTGGTTAATCCCTTACCTGATGGAATATATCAATTTCAATACTCTATAGATCCTTCAGATGTAAACTTTACCAATATCTCTATAATGAGAGTTGATAAGTTACAGCTAAAGTTCGATAGAGTGTTTATGCAACTGGATATGATGGAGTGTGATGAAGCCATCAAAACCCAGGCAAAAGTACAACTCAATACAATATATCTACTAATACAGGGAAGCATAGCAGCAGCAAATGAGTGTGCTATCATAGAGTCCAATAAGCTTTATGATAAAGCATCTCAGATGCTGGACACTATGCTAAGAAGAAATTGTGGATGTACAGGTAATAATTTTTTAATTAATTTTCCATAATATGGCAACATGTGTAGGGTGTGGAGCCCAAGTAGGATGTGGGTGTGGACTAGTTGGGGGATTATGCGCAGCTTGTCTTGCTAAACAACAAACAAAATTATGTTATATCCTAAAGTATCAAACTGCAAAGAATGTGCAGATATCTTACCTTTGATTGATGAAATCAATTGTAAACTGTTTCAGTTAAGTCTTCGTTCATACAATAACATTGTATACATGCTAGGCTTAATGATGAATCATACAGCAACTTTAGATCTCTTGAACTACAAGAGAATCCTAATGTATAAACTTATAAATCCTGACTACGCTGGTGAGTTCAGTGTAAATATGATAGCCAGCAAAGTTAAACTTTTAAAATATAAATAAGATGGCTTGCTCAAATTGCTTTAATGGCTGTGCAGATATAATCTCTGACCAGTGTGTGAAATATACAGGAGTACCAGTTCCTGGTCTTGGTATTGAAACAGGGGATCCTCTATTGGTTGTAGAGAACAAAATCACTGATAAGATATTAGAATTAATGGATGCCTCAGGTATCTATCCTACTATTGATGCTGCTGATGTTTGTGCTTTAGTACAGGGTTATTTACCCTGTTGTCCACCACTTGATTTAAATCAGGTACTTACTGCCCTTCTAAAGTCTATATGTAGTATAGATGTAAGATTATTGGGATTAGAAGGTAGAATGATTAATGTGGAGGGAGCCTTAGTTGCTTTAAATGCTGACTATACTATACCTGCATGTATAACAGGGGTGACTTCTTCTACAGATACCCATGATGTTGTTCAGGCTGCTTTAACTAAAATATGTTTAGTAGAAGAAGACCTACACGTTAATTACACCAGAACAGATGAGTTAGATACCATCATTGGTGCCTATATATCTGGACAGGCTGTATCTACTAAATATTCCTCAAGGATGATTCCTTGGGTAGCCTATCCTATATTCTTTATACCTAATGGTGCTTTTGATATTAATGGTGTTGGTATTCCTGGTAGTACTTGGGAAAATATTTATCTCTGTCAGGGAAGAAGTAAAACTGGAATTCCTGACTTGAGAGGTTTGGTAATAGTTGGTTCAACTGATATGGCACCAGCTCCTTACGAGCTTCAAACAGATCCTACTAAACCTGGAAATCCTGTATATGAGATAAATGGACCTATCTATGGAATAAACACTGTTCCTTTGACAACAAATCAGATGCCTAACCATAGTCATGCTGTCAATGTAATTGTTAACCAAACTCCCCATAATCACGCTGGTACTGCAGCTGGTCCATATATTGGACCAAATATTGCTGGTGGTGGTGGTTTTGAGGGTGGTGGTAACACATTTAGAGAAAGAAACATAACTTTACAACCAGCTTCAATAGGATTAAACATCACTGCAACTGCAACAGCTGCAGGAGCTGGAGAAGGACACCCTAATATTCAACCAGGAAAAGGTGCATATTATATAATGTACATTCCTTAATAACTAAGACAATGTGGTATATTCTTTCTCCAGATTGTAATCCAGATGGAACTCCTTGTGCTTGTAAGAACATAAAGTCAGAAAATGTTTCTTATACAGGACCAACTTTGTCTTGTGCTGGTATTGCTACAAATGATAATTTTACTGTTATCCTGCAGAAGCTAGATCAAAAACTTTGTAGTGCTAGTGGTGGTTCTGATGGTTCATTGAAAACATTAGATGGAACTCCTTTAGATACTACAATGAAGATTATCTCTGATAATACTGATGTACAGTCTCCTTTGAGGATGAGCACAACATCTCTAACAAATCGTGGTGGAGGAGCTTTAATTGATAATACTGCTTTTGGAGAAGATGCTTTATTACTTAATACCACTGGTGTTGATAATACAGCTTTTGGTATGCAAGCAATGTATGGTAACACTTCAGCAAAATATAATACTGCTGTAGGCGTACAAGCTTTATACTCTAATCAATATGGTGAACAACATGTTGCTGTTGGTGCTTATGCTCTTTATTATACTGTTGGTAATAATGGTTCAAATGTATTTGGACACAGATGTACTGCTGTTGGTGCTTGGGCTTTGTATAGTAATACTAATG